CTAATGGATACGCTTCTAAAAGAGTTAAGTTTTTGAGTTCTTTTAACCAACAGCATATCTATGTTTATAATGGTAATCCTCGTAAAAAGATTAGTAGCATGAATCATACTACTGATATTGGTGAGGTAATCAGTGCCAACATAAACAACGATTCTGACGCTTACTTTTATATTAATGGTGGTCGTAAAATTTATGCAATCAAACAGTTTACTTGTTGCTTTTGCGATATGGATGCTGGTCGTGATGAGCAGGGCAAATACTTTAAGCCTAGCATTGTTATGAATAAGAAAAAGCAGTTCCTAAAGAAGATCAACGAGTTCCCTGTTAAACCTAGTTGGGTAGTAGATACTCGTAATGGTTATCAGTGCTACTGGATTTTTGATAATGCTAGTCGTAAAATGATTGGGTCTAACAAAACCTTCTGGAGCGGTCTGCAAAAGAAGTTAGTCAATTATTTTGGTGGAGATCCAAGAGCAATTAAACCTAATCAGATTTATAGAATTCCTTATACTTGGTGGCGTAAAGGATGGGAAAAGAAGCAACCATACTTTACCAGTTTGCTGCCCGGTAGTGATGGTGCTACAGTTAATGTTGCAGATTTAAAGTCCGCTCTTACTGGTCAACCAGCAAACCTACAAATAGTTCCAGAAAAATGCAGCGACGAATGGTATAAGGGATATGCTAAGGCTTATAAGCAGTCTGATGAAAGCGGCATCCCAGTATCATCAAATGTTGCATCAGAAATACTGAATGACATTCAAGAAAAAAAGAAATGGTCTAATCTAAGTAAGTGTTCAACTATTCTCAATGATATCTATGATGATAACGACGAGAATGTTGAGGTTGCTCATGGTGAACCCATGCCAGTGTCGAAGGGTTGCTGTAACGCTACTGTTGACTCTGGTGACGAGGATATAAACCTTGATGGGTCGCAGACCAAACTTTTAAAAACCGTTGTGGAGTTCCTTAATCAAGTCAGCACCCCGCTGTATTTTAGTAACAATAGATTCCTATCTAGTGCTGCTAAAGACTTGGCAAATCAACTCAGTGACAAATTTTGCATTGGATAAAAATGCACGAAGATTATGATGATAATGAATATGATGAAGATGATTATGACTATGATCATCCATCCTTAGATCCTTATCATTATTACTTTAAATTTGATGTGTCGGCCGATAGTCCACTGTCAAAATGGTTAACAGATATGTTTAATGATATAGATTGGAATCAAATACCGTCAATACCATTAAATAATGTTCCCGGCTTTCCGTTTGTTTCGTTACCTGTGAATAGTTGGAATCCCGATACTGGCAAGGGTAACTCCTTCCAGTATTTGGGATCCAATTATGCCGGTAGTCCAATATGGAAAAAACAATATTTTGTAATTGACAAAATAAATAATGAGTATAAACTACACCTACAGTCTCACGCTAAACATTTTGTGAGTCAACCGACGCACTATAAGGGATTGTTCGATATTCTGAACTAAGGATATGATTAAATGAAAAAAGAATGGTATATAATAAATGATTTAGAGCAGTTTATTAATTCTGTCAGATCATTAGTTTATGGCGGTTTTGGTAAAACACTAGCAGAATCCAAAGAAGATTTTATGGATATGATGGACAAGATAAACGATCCTGTTTTTGAAAAAGAACTAGATTCCTTTTTATCTTATAATGAATCTTTAGTTCTTATTAAAGAATCTTTACGTCAACAAACAAATAAAAAAAATGGATCAAAAAGATATCTTATAACAGATGAATTATTCTATCATGTTATTGAAACACTAAACGCAAGATTGGTCGCTAATATTTTATCTAGTTTAGTTAAAAAAGGATATCTAGAATCTGCATTTGATACAGAAGAAAACGATTTCATATTTTGGGTAAAAGAAGAACCGCCAAATGAAAACAGTAAAGAAGAACCAAAAACCGATTGATATTGATGCGTATTTCAAATATAGATGTCCTAATCCAGATTGTGGTCAAGAAAAATGGATCAATCTATCAGAAGCAAAAACAAAAAATTTCAAGATAGTTTGTTATTGTGGATTAATAATACGACCAAAACTAATAGAAAATATACAAATAACTTACAAAGAAATAGAAAATAATATACCAGAAATAAATACTGCCGACATAGTAGTGCCATCTATAATACTAGATAAGTGTGTTTATGTTCTTAAAAGTTATGGTTTTACTAATGACGAAGCCAATGAATTGGTTTCATTGTCATACAGAAAAACCAAATCAGATGATTGGAAAATAATTTTGAAACAAGCCTTAGAATCAATTGGAGTTAACAATGAATATCCGACCAACAAATTTTAATGAAATAATTGGACAAGAAGATGTTGTTCGTCGATTAAAAATATCAATTACTGGATGCAAAAATAGTTCCAGTGTTCTGCCTCATGTTTTGATTGATGGGCCTCCGGGTCTTGGCAAAACAACTATTGCAAGTGCTATAGCGAATGAACTAAATGTTAATTTGTATACCGCAAATGCTGCTAATTTAAGAAGCGTCAAAAGTATACTACCCTATTTGATGGGCATAGCACCAAGATCAGTATTCTTTATAGACGAAATTCACAGATTACCAAAATTAGTTGAAGAATTTCTCTATCCTGTTATGGAAGATTTTAAACTTAGCATAGTTTTAGATAATAATGTTGATACTATAGATCTACCAATGTTCACACTTGTCGGTGCAACAACTAGTGGCGGAAGTTTAAGTCAGCCATTTTATGATCGTTTCTCTATAAAAGAACATCTAAATTTTTATAATGAACATGAGTTAGCTAAACTAGCAGGATCGAATTTACAAAAGATGGGATTATCAATAGCAGAATCTGACCTGCTAGAAATAGCAAAAAGAAGTAAAGGAACACCTAGAATATTGAATTCTAGATTACAATGGTATAAAAATTATGTGTCTTGTAACGGTAATACAAGTTCAATAGATGATATTTTTAATGCCCAAGGTATCGACGCCAATGGATTAGATGAGTATGATAGGATGTATATTAATGCACTAAAGAAGTCTAGAGGTAGTCCTTTAGGTCTAAAATCTATATCTTCTATTACAGGAATATCTATTGAAACAATTGAAAATAGTATTGAACCGTTCTTAATGAGACAAGGTTTTGTTTATAGAACTCAAAAGGGTAGAACAATTGGTAAAATATGAATATAACATTCCTTATACCAGTACGCTTAGAAAGTGAAGACAGAATAGAGAATGCTAAAATATGTTTACAATATTTATGTAAATACGCACCATATAATATTATTATTCTAGAAAATGATACTGAATCAAAAATACCAAAAATATTATCAGATATATCTACTAATAATGCTAGTATAAAATACGTATTTCAATACAATAAAAATGAATTATTTCATAAAACAAATTATCTAAATACTATGTTGTCTATGTCAACAACACCAGTTGTAGTCAATTATGATATAGACATATTACTACCAAATAATATATATGAATATGCGTATAATAAAATCATAGAAGGATACGATCTATTTTATCCATATTTTGATGGAGAATCTTTAATAGAAATTAAAAAAGATGCTAAATCTAAAATTCTAGATAATATTAAAGATATTCCTAATACTTCCATATCACTTAAAATAGCGAAATATGGATTATGTCAATTCTTAAATAGAAATTCTTATATGAAATATGGAAAAATGAATGAGAATTTTTATTCATACGGGCCTGAAGATTGGGAGTTAGGATATAGATTTCAAAAATTAGATCTAAAAGTTGGTTGGTCAAAAAATTATATTTTTCATTTGGAACATTCAAGAGGCATTAATAGCGATAAAAATCTAAACCCTATGGCGACACACAACTATAATCTATACGAACAAATCAAACAATATTCAGATATGGAGCTTAAAAAGTATTATGAGATTATTGAATAGTTTATTTGGTGTATTATTATTATTAACATCTAATAATGTGTTTGGAGAAAGTATTTTAGTAGATAGTCTAGAAGATGCTGTGGCTCTTGCAGAATCATCTAAGCAGGATATATTAATAGTTTTTAGTGCTGATTGGTGCAAAAATTGTGAAATCTTAAAAAGGGAATTTTTGCAATCAGATAATGAGTCTTTAAAAGATTGTATAATTTGTATCATAGACTATGATAACAGACCGGATCTTATAAAAGAATACAGAGTAAGAAAAATTCCGGACTCAAGAGTTATGAAAAAAAACATAGAAACATCCCAATATATTGGATATAAAGACAAAATAAAATATGCTGAATGGTTAAAAAATGCAAGACAATAAATTATTTATTATATTAGTATGTATTAATATACTATTTTTATTAATTGGCTATATTCTTGGTAAGATTGCTAACAATAATGGTGTAATTCAAAATAAGCCAAAGTCATTTTTTGACAAAGAATCTATTAGCGATAATCAAAAAATAACTATTGATAACAGTAAGGTCGTTACAGAAATAAAGACAGATAACCTAGAGAAGAAATATGATCAATTAGGAACTACTACACAGTCTACTGAAAATATATCTTCCGCTATTAATAAATTAAAAAATATGAAAGGGTGATTTATGGCAAAAGGTCTTGATGTTGGTACAAGTTATATAGTTTTGTCGAGTGAAAAAAAGAATAATCAGATAGAATATAAAGATTTTAGAGATGCATTCTATATAATCAAACCAACAACGCCAGTAGCAACAAAAATGATAGAAAAAGGTTTGTCTGGCAAAATTTTTATCAAAGACGCTGACGGATCTTTTATTATACTAGGAAAAGACGCTTTAGAAAAAGCAATAGAGAGAAATGATACAGCAAAAAGACCCATGTACAGGGGTGTTGTTTCTGCAAAAGAAAAAGATGCAAAAAAAATATTAGCATTTATTCTTAAAGAAGTAGTCGGCACAGCATCAGAACCAAATGAAAAATTAGTATTTTGCGTACCAGCACAACCAGTAGATCAAGAAGATGATGACTTTGATGTTGGTTATCATGAAGATGTAATAAAAACAGTATTATCAGAATGTGGTTATGACGCACGATCAATCAATGAAGCAGAAGCATTGTGCTATGCTGAATTAGAAGATGAAGATTATAC